ATGCCTAGCTTCTTAGCGACACGCTCGTTCTCTTCCAGCACAGCGTTGGTCGCCTGCTCCAGATCAAGATCAAGCACAGCACCAGAGGCGATGCCAGTCATCCCTACGCCAATCAACGCATCCTTTTCGGTCGTCTCCTGCCACACATCACGAAGATAGTGAAAGTCTGTGTACCCAGCCTGTAGCGTACCGATGAAAGCAGCAGCGGCTGCTCGCTCGTTCAAGTCCTGTTGATCCTTTACATCAGAGACATTTAGCTCACAAAGGTTGCAGAACTGGTACGGGCGCAGGCCAATTTCAGCGCAAGGATTAGTGCCCCAGTCCTTGTCGTTGCTAAATAGCACGCCCGGCTCTCCGGACTCAGAGGCTACGATCTTGTCCCATAGCTGGTCGAAGTCTCTGCGACTAACCTTGTGCCGCAGGATAACAGCAGAGTTGTTAGCGCGACCACGATGCGGAGCAGTCTCCCACCAAGATCCATGCTTTGCGGTAATCATCTCCTCGTCATCCATGCTGAAAAGGCTAATCAAAGCAGCACGACGGATACCGCCAGCAAGCACAGCATCAGCGATGTAGCACATAATGTCGTGAACTTGGATAGGACGAAGCTGTACACCTCGACCACCATCTTCTAGCGCCAGATCAAACACCTTCTCGATGTTGTGCAGACAATCTTTTAGCGGCTGTGGGCCGGGTGCCTTGCCACCACTGGTAATTAGTGCTGCCCCTTTTGGTCGAATGTCAGAGAAGTCAAACATAGGACGCGGCTTACCGTAGAAGTACGCCTCACACAGAATCTTAACTGCATCAGCCCAGCCCTCAATGCTGTCGCCTACCAGAAACCGCTTTTTCTTTTTCAACGGCCCAGTAACACTCGGTAGTTCGCGCACATGGTGCCGCTGTACTGAGTAGCCTACGCCTGTACCACCCAGCAGCAAAAACATCGCCTCTGCAAAGCTATCCGGGTGATCCACCGGCATGTAGGCACAGTTAAAGATCGGTTCGGGCTGTTCTGAATGGGCTTACCGCCAAATTGCAAAGAACGCATAGAAGGCAGTACCTTCTTTGTCATCACAAAGTCTTTGTAGACCTGCTGAATCTCTTTTTTCATCTTAGGGTACTTGTTGATGTGCATAGCCATGTTCCGCTCAACAAGTTCCTCCCAAGTTTCCCGCCGCCCGATCTCTGGGATGTACTTTGCGTACTTTGTAAACGTCGTGATGTCCGACAGGATTTCTGCGGATTTTGTTGTAATTGCTGATTCCGTCATAGTTTCTCAAATCCTTTATCTGTGCTAAACCAAATCTCTGATACTTCTGCTTCTTGCAAAGCCAGTTTGCAAATAGGACATGGCTTGCTATTCCTAAGCTCCCCGCGCTTATTTATCCTAGCAACAACCACTGTCTCTATGTCATCTCTAGCTCTTATCAGAGCAGCTATCTCGGCATGAAGACTTACTTTTTCTACCTTTCCTGTCCGCTTAGCGTACTCTGCTTGCAACGGATGAGTCTTTCTAGAGTTGGTAGCCCAACTAACAATCTGTCCTCTTTTGTCCAAACAGATTGCTGCGTGCCTAAACTTAGCCGGGCTATGTTTTGCGTAGTCAATGACTTTGTCAATGTAATCCTCTCTAAGCTCATCCATCAATGTACCTCTCTGGTAAGGTACTCCTCTAGCATTGATTGTGTCACCATTACTAGGGTCTGGCCTGTGGTGTAATCCTGATCTTTCTCTAAGTGATCCTCTAGTGTTGTTGTGAAAAGCATTGCCCTGTATGCGCCTTCTCCTGTTTCTGGGTTCTCATAAAACTCAATAGAGCCAGCCAACTCATAGCCCATTGACTCAAAATCAGGCGTCAGTTCAACTTCAAAATCTAAATCTTTTTCTTCGTTGCTCATAGGTACTTGTCCTTCAGATAGTTAAGGCTGAGCGGCATACCGCAGTAGAAACCGTCCCTGACCTCGTTTTTCATCATCACACCATCAAACCTAGCATTGCCTTGAGGGCCAAGATAGTCCTCGTCATGCTCATAGCATGTGCCCCAGACCAAGCCTAGTTTAGCCCGCCCAAGCGCATCGTGGATCATGCCGTGTTGATACACCTGCTGGTGCCCTTGACTAAAGCTCTGTCCTACCTTCTGCAATCGGTTCTCAATGTTGCCAGACAAAGGGTTCTTAGTAAGAGATAATGGGTTCACAAAGTAGTGGCTATACAAAATGCCATCAATCTCTACAATGTCTAGAAAGTTGTGGACTTCCCACCCGTACTCTTTAAGCTGTAGGTCGTGGTAGCCTACTGTCCCCTCTAGCCGTGGGTCTTTGTGAACAGCCCTGCTGATCCTGTTCTCGTGGTTACCAAGGCAGAACACAAGTCGCGGGCTGTACCGCCTTTTCTTGTTAATCGTCCTGCGCTTTTGGTAAGACATCAACGGCCCAAGCAACTCATCCATTCCATCTAGACCAGCCTGAACATCGTCAGCGTAGGTCTTGTCATGAAAGTAAGCAGAACTGCGGTCCTCGTAGGACGACAAGCTCGCCATGTCCCAATGGTCACCAATGTGTACAACCACATCAGGTTGCATGTCTACAATCAAGTTACCGATTGCCCGAAGGTACGTCTTGTCAGTCTCTGGCTTACAGTGTACGTCCGGGATGAATAAGTGTTTTCTAGTCGATCCACTCACTGGGTATCACCTCGCCTATGGCATAATCAAAACCGTTTTTCTCGCACCACTCTGAATACCGCATCTTGTGGTTTTTGGTGCACCAGCCATCTCGCTGAAAAAGAAACCTGATGTCTATGTCAGGGTTACACTTCTTAACAGCGATCATCTTCGTGCGCATCTCACCAGTAAACTTGCCCTTGATCTCTACGTGGATGCCGTTGTCCAAGACAATATCGGGTGTATACTGATGACACTTCAACATCACTTTGCTGCCGCACTCTGGGCAGAATCCTTGTTTTACCTCCTTTGTGTAATCTAACTTGTACGGTTCGTAACTAAATTTGATACGACGATTTCTTAAATTATTACAAACTCTTTTTTCTAACCCGCTTCTGTATCTAGGTTCTTTATTAGGTCTCGACATCGTCGTCGTCCCACATATCAGCTAGAACATCAATGGTCGTAGCCCTTTCGTATAAAGCTGTCTCAATCTCTTCTTTAAGGTCTTCTAAAAGTTTAGTCTCAATATCGTCGTCGTCTTCGTAACTAGCAATGATTTCTTCTAGGATGTCTAGGATAGTTCGTGTCATTCTGGCGGCCTCCAGCCCTCATCATCGTCACCTCTCATCAAGTACAATAGCTTACAAGTTGTGTGAAAAAGCTCTGTAATCTCTTCCTCTTCGTACCCCTCCTTTTCTAAGTTGACCTGCCACTGTTTGTGGGCAGCGTTGTAATATTCCTTGTCAGTCTTGCAAGAATTAAGGATGGAATCTGCTCGCTTGTCTCCGATACGGTGCAGCCCTCTTATGTTGTCAGCCGTATCTCCTGTCAGGGTCTGACACCAGAAGTTGTGCCTAGCCTCGTCTTCGCTTACCTTGTAGTGCTTTCCTTCTTTGTTGTGCGTAGGCCAGCGGTAATGCCACCCGGGTACTGTATCCAGATCCTTGTCAATAGAACACAACACTACATGCTCAGACCAATCACCATGTTCCCAGTGCATCCATCCAGCAGCGGACAACTCATCGTCGGCTTCCCATCCTTCTCTGCTGATCTTAGCACCCCAGTAATCAATCAACCTGTCTCTAATTGTCTGGTAGTGAAAAGGTTTCTCGAAGTTCTTGCGGTTAGCCTTATAGTCCTCGCTGATCCCGTATCGAAAGTTAAGTTTTAGGTCAGGCACAGTAAGCCAGACTTCAAGTTCCTCAACTGAGCCAAACTGTTCAATAATGTTTTCTATCATTGCATCACAGTTAGCGATGGCATCGCTCTCTCCTCTGGGAAAAGCCTCTACGGTGTCTCCTGCATGGATTGCCGCTTCTTTGGCGTCTCCCTTAAGGCTGTAAGTGCCATATAGCCTGCCGTCTTCATCAAAGATAGCCCAGTCTTGGGACGCGAAGGCAGCAGCATAGACAATAGAGTCAGCGTCGATTATCAAAGTAGTCATCTATCTCCCTCATAAAGTCTTGTTTCTCTGCCTTACGCGACGGCCCTTTGTGCTTACCGCCTTTCTTGAGCCATCGCTCGTCGTCCCTCATCCAGTCTGGTTGTCTGCGCTTTGTCTTACCCATAACCTTTCTAGTATTGGCGCCCCGGGCAGGACTCGAACCTGCAACCCTCGGCTTAGAAGGCCGATGCTCTATCCGGTTGAGCTACCGGGGCTGTTACACATCAGAACGGGATATCGTCTGAAAACGGCTCCCCGTCATCCTCAGCAGCAGCTTGCTGCAACTCTTGCTCCTGATCTTTCTGGCGCATCTCGTCTTCTGTCATACCATACTCTGCATATGGAACAAAGTACTTGTCTGCAATCTCAACAACCTTTTGAGCAGCATCCTCTAGGTCAGACTTGCTAGTAAGAGTCGATGCCACAATGTTAGCAGCGTAGCCCATGGCGCTCTGGCGCATGATCGCTTTCTGCCTGTCGTCGTTGTTGTTTTCTACTCGGAACCCCCCAGAAGAAGCAGGGCGACCACCACCCCCAGAAGAGCCATTGCTATTAGATCCAGAACCACTATTACCAACCTCTTTTACAGTAATGTCGGATGCCTTGATGTTGTTGTAGGTGCGGCCATTACGCTCGACAGTCTCACAAACCGCCTCAATAACATCACCTTCTGACAACTGGTGCCAGTTGCCGTTCAACTTCACGTTAGCAACCGGCTTTTTCTTTTTGCCAAGACCATACCACTGGCCATCGACATTGATGTTAACAGCGTACTGGTTACCATAGCGATCCTCTTCACCAAAGTCTTTGGTAAAAACCTTGTCAATCTTTCCTTGAATAATCTGCTTGCTCATCTGTTCACCTCTAGTGAGTTTCTTCCCATGTATCGCCTACCTTGACCTCGCCTGCTAGCGGGCAACGTAGGTTAAGAAACTGTGTAGCCTCAGCGAATGCCTCATCTACACTACTATTGTAACCTGATATGTCGTGCTTTGCAACCTCTGCTTGCACCTCATCGTGTATATTGCCTACGAATGTGACATCTAGCCCTCTCTGTTTGATCTTCTTGTCAAGAATACACAAGACCACCTTCATTGCAATGCCGCCACCTGACTGGAACAGGTAGTTAAGGGCCTTGTGTTTCATCAATTTACCATCGCTGTCTCGGCGCATCCACACCTTGCGACCGTCAAGACCGATCAGGTACCCACGGCTGGCGGCTTTTTCTACTTTCGGTTTCAATGTAGAGATGCCCGGAAAAACGCTTTCGACCGCCTGAATGATCTGCTCTCCGTCTGCTTGATCCAGATTAAGGATTGACGCAACCTTGCGAGGACTAGCGCCGTAGACAGTAGAGTAGACACAAGACTTTGCCTCATCTCGTGTTTCCACGCCGCATGGCCGACAAGCATCCAGAACTCTCGTGTGTGGATCAGTGCCTTGGGATTTATCACCGTTGATGAGCGCATCAGTGAATGCCTCGCTGTTAATGTAATGCGCTGCAATACGCAACTCCAATCCTTCTGCGTCGAATCCGACAAGTTTATAGTCACCGCCCCTGTGCGTGAACAAGCTCCGCATCTCTTTGCCAAAAAA